AAAACGCTTGAGTTCCTCTGATAAAAGAAATAGAGTATTGCGTTCAATATCTAAAAGGTTTTTTCTAGAATCATAGTAATCCAATAAGTCCATACGTTTTACAGCTGCTGTATTAATAATAGTAAGATATTCATTGTCTGAGTTAAAGGTTCCATCCTCTGCTGAAAAAGTTGCAGTTCTAATGGGTATGCCACATTTCTGCCCAAATTCCCTATAGTCTTCTATCTTCATCATTCTTTCTCTACTCATACCTAGCATTCTAAATGCGTAGGAATGCAACGTTCTGAAATTAGCTAGATCTGTTTCCACATCTAATCCAAATTTCTCTGAAGCACGATTGGCTGCTTCTAGCGCAGCTTTCTTCGTAAAAGAAAAATACCCTATCTGCTTGGGTCTAACCCCTTGTTGAATGAACTCGTCTACCAAGTTCAACAACGTCGTTGTCTTTCCTGTTCCCGGTGGTCCTAGTATTATTGTTTTCATATCTGTATTTTCTTAGTTTTTTTTCTAAAAATTTATTTCTTTTAGTTAATTTACTAATCTGATCATGTAAAAAATCAATTTTCTGAGTTAGTTTTAAATGCCAATTAATCCCTATGCTAGAAGTCATCTTGTTGATACTCCACTTTAGAAACAGAAGCTTCTGTCTTCTTCATCGTTTTAATCTTAATAACTCTAGGGGTTTGATTCTTAATCATAGGTCTAAATTCTTCTACAAAACAATCTAGTTGAGTAAGATAATTACCTGTTTTAATTTTATCATGTTCCCAATTATTCTTTTTACAGAAACTATAAAAATCTTCTCTTCTAAAATAAGTAAACTGTCTATTCTCATCTGTGAATGGTAACTTATTTAAAATGTCATCCATGGTTCTTGCGGACTGTCTATTGGTAGTCCAGTCTTGTAGTAAAGAAGTCATTTCATTAATAGGATCTAGTGATTCCAATGGTTCTACTTCCTGTAGATTTTCCATCATTGGTTTTAAATAATGTTGCTTCCAATCTTTTGGTTTAGGAATAGGTATCACTAAGTTGGCCTGATCTAAACATGCTAATGCAAATAGTCCAGGCATATATAATTGTTCTGTTTTTAATTCTATTCTTTTTTCATCTACATTTAAAAACCATTGTGGTGGCTTAGATGCATACTTAGTTAAACTACCAAGACCTGGCATTTCTTCTTCACCAAATCCTACACCAAATCGTTTCATTCTACATAGACCTGACTGACATACTGAATTAATAGGTGCATCTTTACATCTATACTTATCATATCCTTTTCTATTTACTGATTTAATAAGTTGTTGAACTTCATTGTTACTCAAAGGTGGTGTCATGTATTGTATGTTAGCTTTTACAATTTCATCTTCCCAACTATCAGGACTGGCTTGTTTAAAATAAACTGCGATATTAAATAATGCATTATTTCTAGACCCCTCACCAAAACCTATAGCTGCTAATTTGTTTAGACAAGGGGGTCCATCTTTGAATGCCTCTTCTATTTTCTTTTCTTCGATTTTGATTTCTTTAATGTCTTCTTCTTTGCAAGAGTAAACATCATAGAGCTTATAAAATTCCTCAAGTGTACAACCGGTGCCATTATCGTTGATAGCATATCGTAGTCCTTTCATTTCATTGTGGTAAGGTAAGTTTAAAAAATTACCAGTGTCACCACGTTCCACTAATATTTCTGTCTGCTTAGGAAAGATCTCTGATCCTTCATAACCTAATATTTTTGCCATCTTCTTTAATGTTCCTTGCATTAAAGATGCGGGTATAAATTCTTTGGTAAATAAAAATACGTGTGCTCCCCCTGATTTAGAACGACATACAATAAGAGGAAGTTTTAGTTTGCGAATACTTTTAATGAGACTAGTGTGATCAAAATCATATTCGTCAATATCAATACAGCCCCACTTACAATTATTATTTTCGGTAATAGGTATGATCCCCAATGCAGGACCTTCTCCTTTAAGATGTTTTTCCCAAAGGTCATCTGTAACTGCACCTCTAACAATAAACGCCTTACCTCCTTGTTTACCATTTTCTCCTCTTTCACCTTTTTGATATTGTCCGTATGCTACGGTTAACCCATTAAATATTTCTTTAAATTTATCTTTCATTATACTTTCTTTCTGTTGTTGTGGGGGTCTATCACTAGACCCCCTTACTAAATCTAATACTTAAAAAGGAGCATTATCTTTAGCAATCTCTTCTACATCTGCTTTTGTTTGCACGTTACCTTTGGAAACATTTCCGTTAAAGTCCTTACACATTATGTATAAAGATTTATCTTCAGATCCCATGATTCTATTCATGTTAACAACCCAACCATACCAAGAACCTTTATCGTTCTTTTGTAATGTTGATGCTAGATTGTAAACAACCCCATGCATTGGTGGTATTGCAAACCCACCATTCCCGTCAGGTATTTGTATGGTTTTCATCATTGAATTCCATTTTTTACTAACGTTTAATTGTGTTGATTTCATAGTAATCAACGCAGGTGTAAATCCACCTGTTTTTGTTTCAGCCATAACATAATAAGAAGCTGTTTCTTCTAAGTAGTTACCATTTGGTAATCTAATTTTAGAACCATCTCTCTTACCTGTTGCGATTACAGGACTGTTCGGTAAGTGAATTGCCACAGGTGCTCCTGGACCATCCCCTCTATCCGACCATTCAGGGTAATCTTTTTTGTAGTAACAAGGAATTATCTTGATACCTTTTTTACCATCGAATAATTCGCTGGTAACAGTATTGTAGACATTGCCTGGCTTTGCTCCTTCTACATACTTCGCATCACCTTCAGTTACCTGTGGTGATAGTTGTCCTAAGATTCTAAGAAAAGGTAACGCAAGATCGTCTTGCGTCATGTTCTCAAAACCTTTAGCTGCATCATCGCCAAACAAGGCAAGTGATCCAGTTCCTTTTTTATCCACTACTTCATTACTCATTATCGTTTCTCCATTATTTCCGAGTTATTTTAGTTTTGTCTTTAATCCAAGTACTAAAGACATCAGAAGGCATGTCGAGCCCGGACTCGACACGCTCCTGAAATAGGGCAGTTAATGTATTCCAAGCCACATCAGATTTCTGCTGTGGATTAAAACCATTTTCCGCCGCAAGGTTAAGCAACTGCTCCGCCTTGTCATCTTCCCCACGACCAAAAGTTACAGACACATTGTTTTTAATAATGTCCCCTAACTCATTGTCTCGTAGCCATTTATGGGCAGCTTCTCTTTTGTCCCCGTCTTTAGGGAGAGTGCACCTATATTCTCTTTTAACTGTAACTGATGAACCATCTGCTAGTTTAAGTGAACTTAAACCCTGCTCTGCTAGTAGTTCAGGAATAACCCTGGAACCAATATCATCGGCCATAGTCTTTAAATTTTTCAAAGACTCCTCAGTCCGTTCAATCTCATCTTGAATGTTTTTTAATTTTTTACATTCCTCCGAGATCGTTGTTACTTCCACATTATCCAAAAGATCTTTCGAATCATTTAGCATCATGTCATTTACTTCATTACTCATATTGTTATCCTTTCTGATAGAGATCGAAATTTATTGGATAGTATTTAGCCTCTCGTCGATCCCATTTCAAGAGATTAAATTGACCATTAGTTTGGTCGCTTACTATTGCTGAAGAAATTCCAATCACAGCAGGATCTCCTGTCAACAATAAGTAATCTTGTGGTCTAAAGTCTCTCAAGTTTTTTTTCATTTTAAAAACAAAAGGACTAGATGAAAATATAATTTGTGAATCTGGTCCGTAGTTAGGGAGACAGATAACTAAATATCCAAAATCAGATGCACCTAAAATATTTATATTTGCTGGTGGATGTTGTAACACATACACAAAATTCTCATCAGGATTATCTTTATGAAATTGTAAAAAATCAGCTAAAGACTTTGGTTTATATAATTCAAATATTTTGTTTTTCATTCTAAAATTCTTTCTTGACAGAGATATAATCATTACTATATAGCTTGTCAATAGAAAGAAGAAAATAAATATGAACTATAAATTTAAGACTAAGCCATATGCACATCAAATTACTGCATTGGAAAAATCATGGGATAAAACCGCTTATGGGTATTTCATGGAAATGGGTACCGGTAAATCTAAAGTATTAGTAGATAATATTGCTATGCTTTATGACAAAGGTAAAATAAATGGGGCGCTTATTATAGCACCAAAAGGTGTTTATAGAAACTGGTATTCTCAAGAAATACCTATACATTTAGCTAGTCACATACAACCCAAAATGGTACTTTGGACTGCTTCAACATCCAAAGCAAAGGACAAAGAGTATCAAACTTTATTTGAAACAGGATATGACCTTCACGTCCTCATTATGAATGTTGAGGCGTTTAGTACAAAAAAAGGTTTAGACTTTGCGGCTAAATTTTTAAGAACCCACAAAACTATGATGGCAGTGGATGAGTCTACTACCATTAAAACACCTACAGCTAAACGAACTAAAGCTATTGTCAATTTAGGAAAACAAGCTCTATACAGAAGAATTCTTACAGGGTCTCCTGTAACTAAAAGTCCATTAGATTTGTACACACAATGTTCTTTTTTAAATGAAGACCTACTTGGTCATGGTTCTTTCTATTCTTTTAGAAATAGATATGCAGTTATGTTAGATAGAAATTTTGGGGGACGTAGGGTACAAATTGTAGGTGGATATAAAAGGCTAGATGAATTAGCTAGTATTTTAAATGCATTTTCTTACAGAGTTTTAAAAGAAGACTGCCTGGATTTACCTGAAAAAATTTATATTAAAAGAGAAATTGAATTAACGGAAGAACAATTAAGAGCTTATAGTACTATGAAATCCGCGGCTCTCGCTCAATTACACGGTAAACTCGCTACAGCACCCCATGTTCTTACGCAAATGATGCGTTTACACCAGATCACTTGCGGTCATTTAAAGACCGATGAAGGCGATACTACTAATTTAAAATCGAATCGTCTCAATGAATTGATGGACGTGTTGGATGAAGTAGAAGGAAAAGCTATTATTTGGGCTAATTATATCTATGACATAGAACATATTGTATCAGAACTTAAAAAGAAATACGGAGAGGATTCTGTAGTCCAATACTATGGGGCTATTAAATCAGAAGACAGACAAACCAATATAGAAAAATTTCAAGATCCTAAATCTAATTACCGATTCTTTGTGGGTAACCCACAGACCGGTGGA